CAGCTGAAAACCAAAATACTTATGAGTATCAGTCAAATAAAACTTTTGACTTAACTCAAGCAGATTTAACTAGACATCAATTTTTATCCGGCTCTGCTCATCCTGTATCTAAAAGTTATTATAACTTCTCTCGTATAAACTTTTATTTTAGCGGTTCTCATATCAATGAACCAAAATTTAATGAGATATTTACTATAGGTAGAGATGGTTCAGGCAGAGATACTTTTTTAAGTAAATTTTATGAATCAGGTTCTATAGTTTTTATACCACAAAATAAATTTGATGAGGGTATAAAAAGAGGTAGTTTCGTTTTGAACGACACAACCACTGGTGCTAGAATTGTCGATGATAGTAATGGAAATCTATATTCAACCAATGCTACTTTTTCTCAATCAGTATCAGCTTTATCTTCATCCGATAATTATATCGGAAACATATTTTATGATGTAGGTGTTTTTACTATTACTGAAACTGCTTCTTTTGACGGTACAAATGATTATACTGATGTGACTAGTGGTAATTATTCGGTTCAGTATAAAGGAGTAAAAATAATTAACACTTATGAGTGGACTTGTGATGCACAACCAAATGAATTAAATAATACAACAAATATGACAGTATTTCATTCTAATGGATTAGGTCAATTAAAAGATACATTAACAAGTAGTAACTTCCCTACTTATGTTAGTGAGGTTGGATTATATGATGAACAATCTAGTTTAATAGCTTATGCTAAATTGTCAAAACCAATACCAAAATCTAAAAAAATACCTATGAAGTTCTTAGTAAGAATGGATTATTAACATATTTATATAGGAGAAACATTATGAATCATCCATTAACTAAATTCGTTAAATGGCAACTAGAAACTGGTCAACTTGACCATTGGACATCTTATCATATAGCAGCTGGTTTATTTATAGCTAAAGTTGCTCAATGGTTAGGTGCCTCTGATTTATGGGCAGTTTTATGGGTTGCTATTATAGGTGTTGCTTGGGAAATCTTTGAGTACATTGTAGAGGGTACAGAAGAAACCTATGGAACAAAAGAAAAATGGGCTTGGAACACAGGTGCTGATTTATTAGTAGAAATTGGTGCTGCTTGGTGGATGGTAGCTTAAATATTTACTAGGAGAAAACAGATGTTAAAGAAAATATTATTAGGTTTTTTGTTAACCTCATCTTTGTTTAGCCAAGAGTTTTTAGCAAACTTCTTTAAGTATTCCACAGCTTATGGTAGTTTTAGTTTAAATGCTCCTCGCCATCAAGACGATAGGTTTGCCATTGTTGGGGGTTTATCAACAGGTGCTTTAGAGGTAGAGCGAACTGAACGAGAATTAGAAGCAGATTTTCAAACTTCATTCGGTCTTCGTAAGATTGGTAGATTTAATTATGAACCAAAAAGAGGTGTTAAGTCTGCTGGTAAGGGTGGAGTATGGTATGATGGTTCAGAACAGAATGCTAACGAAAGTGCTACATTTGGTCCTGTTAAGGGTTGGGAATATTTAATCAAATGGTCACAAGGTCGTCAATGGGGAGATGACTATCTAAATCAAGAGTATTGGATAAGATATATTGGTGATTTTGTTATGGCAAAAATAGGTTGGACTGAATTAGGTTTAGAGGATATTAATTACGGACAAGGTGATTTAAGATTACATCTCACACCAGATGTTTTACAAGATAAATTTCATTTATCACTTGGATTCAAACATAGACAACATCCTGTATATGGATTTGATGCTATGGTATTAGACACAAGCTGGTATAGAGGTCAATGGTGGACATTTGCCGAAGATGCATTTGGTATTGATGATAATATGTGGTTTGATCCTACTATGCAAGATGAAGATGGTAATTGGATTCACCAAGAACTTTTCGAATACGATCCTGAAACAGGTGATTTGAGAAAGGTAGAGGGTCCTGGTCCTTTTTGGAATGGTCAAGGTGAATATTGGGGACACGATTGGTTGTGGAGACATCCTGATGGTAAAATATTTGCCTATACAGATAGAGAATTTTTTATCTATCATTTCCCAAGAATGTTGGAAAACTATGTTGGGGATATTAAAAAGAACTTAGGATACCAAAGTGAAACATCATTAGTCTTAGGTGTTGATTTTTATCACTATACAGACTCTTGGTGGATGCACGCTTGGGGTAATTGGTTACCTTATCATTATGGTCATACCACACATTCTTATCACAATGCCTCGTTATATCAAAAACATTTAGAAGATGGTAATGAACCTTATGATTTTGAATATGAAGATCCTGCGTGGATAAGTTGGAATGATTATGATTTGGGTGCTATATTTGGTGTAAAAATTAAAGATAACCTTGGTATTTTTACAGAAGGTCGTTATCTTTATTATTGGGAAAGACCAGCTTACGATATTAAGTTTGGTGTTAATTATCAATTTATGGGATTATAGGAGAATATAATGTGTAAATTAAAATGTGATTGTTGCGATTGTTGTGATTGCTGTAATTGTTAATAGGAGTTCAAAATGAAATATATATTTAAATTAATACTTTCTGGCATAATCTTTTTTGGTGCTGTTCCAACTGCTAATGCTTTTGATATGAACTTAGCAAATATGGAAGAAGTTAAGAAAAAGAAAAAGAAAAAGAAAAAAGGCCTCAAAGGTAATAAAGGAAAGAAAAAGAAAAAAGGTTTCTTTTCTAAAGCCTTTGGCTCTAAATAACCACGATGCCTAACAAAGCTGCGAAAGACAGAAAAAGAAATCGTCTTAAACTGAATAAAAAATTATCAGTAGAAGGGCGTACTTCCAAACAACATAGGAAGTGGTTAAGTAAGAATAAAGACATACCATTAAATTCTTTTAGGAGATAAAATGAAAAGATTACTTTTACTTTTATTATTATTATTTAGTTGTGATGATGAACGAGTTGCTGAAGAACCACAAGAATTAATTCAAATGTGGTTAGATGGTACAGAGATACCTGTTTATGATTACTATGAAAGTGTAACCACTTATGGGGTTAAATCTCTAATGGATAGTGGTGATGTAAAAAAAGTATTTGTAATTCATTTTCAAAAAGATGCTGGTAGAATATCACCTGAAAAAGAGCATTATGCTTTGATAATGTATGATATTGACGCCTTAAATAATGATGATTTGATTGATGAGGGAGTGTATGTTAATCCCTCATCAGAGTCAACAAAGGGTGTTACATTAGAAATTGTAGGTTTATCAGATTACACATCAAATGCTCAAGGTGCTATAATAAGAAATGATGGTAATGTAGTAGATGGTGTTGTAGAAGGAACTTTCTATAATCCATATAATGAATCGATGCAAAATGGGTTATTGTTATTTGAAAATGTAATAATAGGAACAGATACAACAAATACATTTTACAGCCAATATTATTAAAAATGAATGGTGACATCAAAATAGGTAAGTTATTGTGTGATGAAGACATCATCACTAAAAGACAACTTAATAAGGCATTACAAGCTCAAGTTAAGGGTGATAAACGCACTCTTGGTGAGATACTTGTAAATATGGGTTTTTGTGATTTTGATGATATTACAAATGCTATATTAGAGTCTACTGAAGAAACTAAACATCATGAGAAAAAACAAGAAGAAATATACAAAAAACCTATATCTGAGGAAAAACCAAAACCGAAGCCTAAACCAGAACCTGAAGCCGAGCCTATAAAAGAAGAACCAATAGAAATATCAGAAGATAAAGTTATGGGCACAAAGTTTACAATGTCTGTCCAAACAATTGTAGCATTAGTTGCTATAATATCATCTGGTGTTGGTGGATACTATATGTTATTACAAGAGATAGAAGAAGCAAAAAACTTACCAGAACCACCATCAATAGAATCAATTTTTGGAGATGAATATCCATCCAAACCAGATGGTCATAATTGGCCACGGTCTTATGAACAATATAAACAACAAGTCGGAGGACTACAGGAAGATATGGACGCTGTTTATGAAACATTGGATGAATATGAAGAACAAATTGCAGACCTTGAAAAAATTGTTGGTAATTTAAGAGTTGAGGTAGCAAGAAAGAAGGATAAGTAGGAGTTATGATATGAGATATTTAATTGGATTATTTTTATTTTTCTCTGTAACATTTGGACAGGTAAATGATAAAAACTTTAAGGAAAAAATCAATGGTGGTTTTGTAGTTGCTGTTTTTACATCCGAGTGGCAGGAACAAGAGTTTGATGAAAGTATACTAAAGGGTATTGATGGATACCAAGATTGTAGAGTTCTTTATGTAAAAAGTAAACAAGCTCCAAAAGTTGTAAAGAAATTAAGATTTCGTAATTACCCATCAATGGCATTATTCTTTGATGGTTCTAAAAAAGGAACTTGGAAAGCCGACATGGATGGTGAGATTGATGTTAATAACAAAGAGTTAAAATCGGCAATTGATGATGTCTTAGCAGAAGATGTATTTTAATGTTATATTAGTAACAATTTTAGACACCCCCTCATAACAAATAGTTACAAAATATTTTTTTTTCTTGTTTTTTTATTCTTGGTACAGTTTTTGTATTAATATAGGTAAGTACCAACAACGGTATGAAACTTAATTCAATGAGGAGAACTCAAATGTTCATAAACTTAACTAAAAAACTTAAGAGTAACAAAGGTAATTCACTTGCTGAATTTGCTGTCACTACTGCTCTTATGGCTACATTAGCAACTACTGCTGCTCCAAAATTTGGTGCTGTTGGAAGTGGTGCTAAAGAAAAGAAAACGATGAATAACATCGATAAGATTTTAACTGTAGCTAATAACTACTACAACTCTGCTGTATCTGAAGAAGGAAAAGGTCGTTTTCCAGGTCAATCTAAATATGATTCACAAGTTGGTGGATTCGGATTACCTGCTGATACCGATACTGATGAGGCTTTGGAAGCATATGTAGAAGATATTCTTGCTAACATAGATTCTTATACTTCTGATAACTCAGATTTCGTATATGTTTTTTCACCAGCCGTTGATGATGAAGATGCAATTCAAGGTGATTGGATGAGTCTTGAAACTCAAGTTGGTTATGATGTAGATGGAGCTGCTGACTTTAAAAAGAACATGGGTAACAATGGTATCTCATCACCCTTTCAGGATGGTGCTTATATTTACTTAGTAATACCAGGTAGTGGAAGTGGTTCAACTGCTAAAGCTCCTGCTTTAATCGTAGCTGATGCTGAAAATCCTGCTCAACTACATAAAACACTCGTACCGTAAACGAGTAAGGAGAATGACAATGAAGAATAATAAAGGATTCACCCTTATTGAATTAATAATGGTTACAATCATTTTAGGTATTCTCGCTGCTGTCGCTATTCCAAGATACTCAACAACTGTTGATAAAGCTGAAGAAGCTGCTGAAGATGCTGTAATATCTTCTATCAAAGCTGGTTTAGAATCTTATGCCACAGAGCAGTTGATGAGTAATGGTCGTAGAAGCTGGCCTACAAATCCGTGGGATGCGTTGGATACAAAGCCAAACGGATATGATGCAAGTGATTCCGATGATGCTGATTCAGATGGAGAATGGACTTTTAATTCTACCACTAACAAAATTACACATCAGCGTAATAATAATACAAGAGTTGGTTGGTCATACGACAAAGGTACTCAAACTGGAGATGATGCTGTTATAGGAACTTTAGGTTCAAGAGCAAGTCTGTAGGGAGAGTTACTGTGAAAAACTCTGCTGGGTTTACTTTAGCTGAGTTAATTGTAACTATCGTATTGGTGGGGATACTCGTTGGAGCGGCTATCCCCACTTTTAATAGTATGATTAACAGAACTCAAACCCAAGTTAATATATCTAATATGGAAACCATTAAAAATACTTTTATGCAGTATTATTATGAAACCCATATGATAGGTAATCCACACTTTCCACCAGAGCCAGAAAATGGTTTAATGGATTCCACATATAGAAAAATAATTTTAGAGAGTGGTAGGACATTAGATAATTTATTTAGTGGAGACTTACCATATAATCAAAACAATAAACCATATAATTATTATTGGGATGATGATACAAGCGAGTATGGATTTATAACTAAAAGAATTATTATAAAAGATATAGATCCTGATAGTCCATCTGTAAATGAATTTGTAGTTGGGGAGATTTAATGAACAAAAAAGGATTTACTTTAATGGAGCTAGTTGTAGTAATTCTTATCATTGGTATTATGAGTGTTGTAGCTATACCGAGGTATGAACAAAAAATACAATTAGAGGAATTAAAAGCAGAAAAGGAATTCACTTATAAAATATGGGAAGGTTTAGAAGATTACGCCTCATATCAAAAAGAAATATCAGGTGTGGAGAGTTGGCCTGTAAATCCACTATCTGTTTTAGGTCGAACTAGAAATGTTATTGTCACTTATCAACTTGGTATACCAGATGAGGATAATGAATGGCAATTTGATGGGACTAAATTATATCATAGGAGAATGAACAATGAAGTTTGGTACTTTACATACAACCGTAATAATTTTCATTTGTCTGAGTTTCCAATCAAGTTATAGTCAAGATTCACTTGATTTTGATATGGATGCCATGTGGGACAATACCATTTGGACAGAAATAGAAGAGGCAACATACGAAGACCACGAGGTAGATAAGATAACAGCAGTTGCTGGTGTTCGTGGTGCTGAAGCAGAAGATGAAGCATTAGAGCATTTATATTACAGAAAAACTATGAAAAGTATTAGTCTCTTAGATTTGAAAAAAGCTTATGGGATTCTAAGAAACAAAAGAGATGACCTTAAAAAAATAAACGAGAATCATCCAAAGTTAAAAAAACTAAATTTTTTAATATCAGAACTCGAAAATAAAATAAAAAAAGGTTGACATTTAGTTTATTTATTTGTAATTTTTAACATTAAATGAGGTTTTAAAATGATAAAAATATCTAATGATATATTAGAAAGAGTTGTAATTGTTTTGATAGCATTGTTTATATCACTTTATTTTATAAATAAAGATGAAAAAAAGGATAGTAAAAATCATATAACTATAAACGAAGATGCTTTTGACATTTACCCTTTAATAGCTTGGAAAGATACACACAAAAAATGGAATGGAGAACAAGGTAATATTGTAAATATAAGATACAGAGTGCATAGGGATAACACAAAGCTTTGGATATATAATTCAGAAACAAATGAATTAGTACATGAACAACCTTTTGAAAGAGATCCTAAAAAAGATGGCACTCCAAGAGATTTTACCTATGTTTGGAAACTATATAAAACAGAAAGAACAAGGGATATACAACCTGGTACATATAGAATAATAGTTGGTGGTATGTACAACAATGGTTTCAGTAGACTATCAACTGAAATAACAATTTAACTAACCTTTCTTTTTTAATTAATATTTATAGATGTAATGATACAACTAAAAAATATATTATTAGAAGGTGTAATGGATCCTGGTATCCTAAAGGCAGTATTTCTTGCTGGGGGACCTGGTAGTGGTAAAGGTTTTGTTGGAAGTGGATTATTTGGTATTCCAAAGAAAGTAAATGTATCTGCTTACGGATTAAAACTTGTAAATCAAGATAAAGAGTTAGTTCGTATGTTAAACAAGTATGGATTCGGAACAGACTTGGATGATATGCCAGAAGAACTATTCAGACAACTTACAGATCCTGATTACGAAGATTATAGTGGATTAAGAGGTAGGGCAAAAGAGCTAACTAGACAGAGACAGAAGTTGTATATGGAAGGTCGTTTGGGAATGATTATAGATGGGACAGGCCACAAGTTTGATAAGATAAGAAAGAGAAAGTTAGAATTGGAAGAAATAGGATATGATTGTTTTATGGTATTTGTCCATACAGATTTAGAAGTAGCACAAAAAAGAAATATGGAAAGACCAAGAAAATTAAATCCTGAATTAGTAGAGGAATCTTGGAATGATGTTCAGAAGAATAAGATATATTTTCAAGGTCTTTTTGGAAATGCAAATTTTATGATGGTTGATAATTCAAATACCTTAAGTGAAAAACAAGCAACCAAAAAATTCAATATGTTAGTCAAAAAAGGTATTGGTTCTTTTATCAAAAAACCAGTAAAAAATTATCGTGGAAAAAAGTGGGTAGAAAGGCAACTTATTCTTAAAGGTCTAAAATGATTAAGTTGAAAGATTTACTCTTAGAGAAAAAACTAAGAGTATTTGATTTTGATGATACATTAGTAAAGTCTAACTCGAAAGTGTATGTAAATAATAGGGGAAAAAGAAAAGCTTTGACACCTGGTCAATTTGCTGTATACAATAAAAAGTCAGGAGATGAATTTGACTTTTCTGATTTTGATAGGGTAATTGAACCTAAGATGATAAAGGCTATGTTCAGAGTATTTAAAAATATTTACAAGGCAAGTGGTAGTAGACGATTAACTGTATTGACGGCAAGAGCTGCTTATAAACCTGTTAAAAAATTTTTAAAAGATGTTGGATATGATGATGTTTATGTCGTGGCATTAGGAGATAGTAATCCACAGAAGAAAGCTGATTGGATACAAGGTCAGATAGAAAATGGATATGATGATATTTTGTTTCTTGATGATTCTCCAAAGAATGTAAGAGTAGTCAAAAAACTAAAACAAAAATATCCAAATATTAAAATGGATGCGAGGGTAGTTAAATATGATTAAGTTAACAGATTTATTAAAAGAACAAGAGAAACCAGAACATTTTGGTGGTGGTGAAAATATCAACATATTTGGTTATCAAACTGAGCATTTTGATATTTGTAAATCTGCTGTAATTTTATATGAAAAATTAAAAGAACATGAAGATGCAAAAGAATTAATTGTATCTTCAGCTAAAGAATTAGATCATTTATTTGAAATGGAAAAACAAGTTGTAAATGGAGAAGAGGTAGACCATGACCCGATTGAACATAGTGTTGAACTTGTAAATATAATATCGTTTCAATTAGGGAGAGTAGCCGAAATGATTAACGATGATTTTGAAAGAGATACTAACTTTATAAAACTTCATGTAATGGAAATTATTAACAGAAGCAAAAAAAATGACTAAGTTAAAAGATTTGTTAGGGAAACTAAAATGATTAAGTTGAAAGAAATATTTGAGGGTTTGATAGAAGACAACACCTGTATTTTTTGTAAAGAGATTGTTGATGAAGATTTAAGGAAGTGGTTTGGAAAAGGTGGCAGAGGTGGTGTCGGTGGTGGTGGATGGGATAGATACTCATCTACAGGAGAAAGATTAGGTAAATGTGGTGGCGGTAAAGAGGGTGAAGCATATGCTGCTTGTTTATCAAAATCAAAAGCTAGAAAGCTTGGTAAAAAAGGTATTGCTGCTTTTGTAAAAAGAAAAAGAGCTGCCCAGAAAAAAGGTGGTGATCCGAAAAAAGGTGGTGAGAGAAGAAAAGGACAAAAGACTATAAAAGTCAAAACAGGAACATAATGTCTTTACCTTGTGGATATAAAAGTAATACTGAGACTGTGGCTCAATATAGAAAGAGGTGTGGTCCTCGTCCTTTGGGTATGATAGGTAAAGTTCACGAAGAACCAAGAAAACCTCGTAAGAAAGGTCAACCAGCAGGTTCAAAGAAACATTCAGATTTGTATACAGATGAGAATCCAAAGGGAACAATACACGGACTAAAGTTTGCTACCGTAAAGGATGCTCAAAAGTCAGTTAGTAAAATAAAGAGTAGTGGTAGAACTCACGCTCATAAAATACAGGCTGCTATCGCTATGGAACAAAGGGCAAAAGCAGCTGGTAAGAAAAGTGCCGCTGGTGTGTATAGAAAATTTATTAACCAAATGAAGAAGAAGACTAAACAAAGAAATGAGGGTTGGTCAGACAAGTATAAGAGAAGTATTGATTGTAATAACCCAAAAGGATTTAGTCAAAAGGCACATTGTGCTGGAAGAAAAAAACGGGAGTCTATAATGAATAAGATACTAACAGTAGAAGAAAGAATAAATCTATTTGTAGAGAAAAATGTTCCTACAAATCCATCCAAATGGTCTTACTACAAAGGACAAGCTAAAAAGAAGTTCGATGTATATCCATCAGCTTATGCTAACGCCTGGGCAGCTAAACAATATAAAGCTGCTGGTGGTGGTTGGAGAAAAGTTAAGGGGTAATTATGATAAAAGAATATGTAGTTGAAAATTATTACGATTATCGTGAATTTATAGATTATATGAAAGAAAACTATGTTGGTAAACCCATCGTAGAGGCTGAATATCAAGGCAAAAAAGTGGACTTAGGTAAAGTCAAAAGAGGTGGGGATAAAAAGTTTTATGTTTATGTAAAAGATCCTACAACGAAAAATATTAAGAAAGTTTCATTTGGAGATACAACAGGTTTATCAATAAAAACTAAAGATCCAGATAAAAGAAGAAATTTTAGAGCAAGGCACAATTGTGACAATCCAGGACCTAAAACAAAAGCTCGTTATTGGAGTTGTCGTATGTGGAGTGGTCCTGATGCTGTAAAAAATATGTTGAAAAAATGATTAAGTTAAAAGATTTACTTTTAGAAAAAATTGTCTTGAATGTTAATGTTGGGGATGTTATATTAGGTGGTAGGTTTAAGAACAAAAAAATTGTTGTTAAATCTATTGGTAAAGATGAACATGGAATGCCAACAATAAATGGTAGAAAAGTTGTGAATTTTAGAATAGCACCTAAGAACGAAATAAAAGAAAGAGTAGATTTTTATGATACGGCAAAACAGATAGTTAAGAAAGCCGGACTCAAATCAAAGGTTGTATTTGCTAAAAGAAAAGGTGTCAAAGCTGATTATAATGTAGATACAGATACTATTTACATAAGTCCAACTTCAAACTTTAAAGATTTCTTAGTTACAGTTTTTCACGAGATAGATCATGCTATCGATGCTAAAAAGATGGGTAAACAAAAGTATAAAGATCGTTATGAGACAGAAATGAATAAAGCCGTTAACAGAGGTGGTGATGCTCACGATGATAATTACTTTGAAAAAAAAGCTGAAAAGTTTGGTCGTAAAATGGCGAAAGATTATCTAAGGATAAATAGGAAAAATATTTATAAGTGAAAAAATTAGGTTTGGATGCCTCAACAACTACAGTAGGATATGCTTTTGTTGATGGTAAAGAAGTTATAGACTTAGGGTTTATCCCTATTCAAAAAGAAAAGTCTATCAGAGATAAAGTTCAATTAACAATGGATACCATAACGGACTTAGACCCGTTTGACCAAGTTGAACAAATCTACATAGAAGATAGTCTTTCTGGTTTTAGTCGTGGTAGAACATCACAACAGACAATCATTAAACTTGCAAAGTTCAATGCAGTATTGGTATATTGTTTAGAGTTTGCTTACGGAGAGATAGTAGAAGGTATAAATCCAATGACAGCAAGAAAACACCTCTTTGGTAAGGCTCGTAAACAAGGGGTTACTGCAAAAGATTTTGTAAAAAAAGAAATAAATTGCTTGTATAATTTAGAAGAATATGTTAAATTAACTAAGACAGGATTATGGGATAAACGCAATATGGATGCTTACGATGCTCTAGTGTGTGCCTTATATGAATAAATTAGTTTACTTATTAGAACGAACATTAAATAGTAGAAGTAAGAAATTAACAAAACAAGATGAGTATATGTTTTACTCACCTTTCGTTAGTCATTACAAACCTAAATTACAAATCAACATTGTATCACAGAAGTGGCATTGTTGGGTTAGTAATCAAGGTGGTCATTCTATTT